CCTCATACCACGTTGACGATGCCGTCTATTCCAACCTGTCGCCCAACCATGTTGTAGGTACTGTTCACTTGGTGGATAAAGACGGTGTTTTTGGTACGGACGCCAAGACAGCTCAATCTTTTTTGATAGAGACGCAAGTTGACCCAGGTACGGGCGAGAAGACGGCAAAAGCGGTAACCCCGCTTCCGGCTGTTTCGGCCAGCGCACCCGCCCCGGGCCAAGCCGTATTTAATGCGGCGGCGGCGTCGAGTGCTAATGCGGGTTTGATCACCTGGTTTTCGTCTTTGTTTCAACCCAAGGCAGCAACTACTAACGTCACAGTGGGGAAACAATGAGCCTTGTAAACCTCTTGGCGAGAACAGCCGGGGCACAGGCGGTGCTAATGGTGATGCAGGAAGAACTTCCAATCTCCATAGAACTTCTGGACGCTCTTACTCCAGCTATTCCGGGTCTGTGCGCGGTGCTGGCAAAGCACGGCATATCCGAGATAGCCGGGATCAATGTGGCTGATTTCATCGAGGCTCTTAGCAACGATGAGCAGGCGGAAAAATGAAATGAGAGGATCAGACCTTGGAATTATCGGAATTATCTTACTGGGCGCGATGGCTTTGGTACTCGCTTTTGCAACGATTGTGGTGTCCAAAGATCCCGAGGTTATCAAAGCGGCACTGGGGATCGCGGGCGTAACCGCTGCGGCGGTGTCCGGCCTGGTCGGATACATAGGCGGATACCATGTGGGGAAAAACGATGGGAATAATGTCGCGCCTGAAAAACCGATTGTCACATAAAAAGGAGAACACTTTGAAAATCTCGATAGTACCTGGAGTAAATGTAGTCGAAGTGACCGGCCTTATCCCCGGCCAAATCGTTGAAGTAACCGCTACCAATTCCGTAGGGACCGGCCCTGCCGCAACTTACGTTACACCTTCGGCGACAGAGGTTCCCGGCGAACCAGTAGTCACGGATTAGCCGGTTGTGAAACGCACCTTCGGCATGTCGCGCCATCAGCTATGGCATATGTGACTGTCGAAAACCAGGCTGGACGCTTGGCAGGCGAATGCGTTTATTGACCGCCGAACAAAAGAAGGTTGCCGGGAGTTTTTGAGAAAATATGAATGTTCCGTGTGCGGCCACTTCCACATTACCCATGCCGTCGACGATTGACAAAATGCGGTGGTTTACCGAACTGGGTGAGCGTTACCTGCGAATTTTAAAACGCGAACAGTACGCCGTTGACCCGTATGCGTGGGTGCTTGATGCGTTCCCGTGGGGCGAGGGGGAGCTTAAAGACCGCACGGGTCCGGACACGTGGCAGCGCGAATCCCTTGAGTCAATAGGGGAGCAACTCCAAGCGGCCGGAAGCGATGGCGTAGTGATCCGAGAGGCTACGGCCTCCGGACACGGCATAGGCAAGTCCACACTTGTTGCGTGGCTAATGCTGTGGGCAACACTGACCGCAGAGACCAAAGGCGTGGTCACGGCGAACACACAAAGCCAGCTTAAAAGCAAGACGTGGAGCGAGGTTTCCAAGTGGTATCGGCTCTTAAAGGACAAGAGCGATTTTGCTCTGCACGCCACAAGCCTTAAAAGTGGCAAAAAAGAGCATGAGGAAACCTGGAAGGTCGATCAGATCCCATGGAGCGAGAGGAATACGGAGGCCTTCGCCGGCCTTCACAACCAGGGCAAGCGGGTCCTTCTCATATTTGATGAGGCCAGCGCCATTCCCGACCTAATTTGGGAAGTCTCGGAGGGCGCCCTGACCGATGCCGGAACTCAGATCATCTGGTGTGTGTTCGGAAATCCGACGAGGAACACGGGCCGGTTTAAAAACTGCTTTACGGGTAAAACCCGCAATCGTTGGAAGTCCAGACAGGTAGATTCCCGGACCTGCGCCATGACCAACAAGGCCCAGATACAGCAATGGGCCGAAGACTACGGCGAGGACTCCGACTTTTTCAAGGTCCGCGTGCGCGGCATGTTCCCGTCGATGAGCGCCAAGCAGTTCATATCCGTTGCCGATGTGGATGCGGCTTTCGGACGCTTCTTGAGCGAATCCCAATACAACTTCGCCCCCAAAATCCTTACCGTTGATCCGGCCTGGGAAGGCGATGATGAACTTGTCATTGGCATGAGGCAGGGTTTGGCCTTCAAGATCCTGCGCACGATGGCCAAAAACGACAATGACTTTGATGTAGCAAACATTATCGCGCAAATCGAGGATGAGGAAAAGGCCGATGCAGTATTTATCGATGCGGGATATGGAACGGGGATTGTCTCGGCTGGCAAGGTTCTTAAACGAAGGTGGCGGCTTGTCTGGTTTGCTGGAGAATCCAGTGATCCGGGATGCCTTAATAAGCGGGCGGAGATGTGGAAGCTTATGCGCGACTGGCTCAAAGAAGGCGGGGCCATACCGGAGGACACCGTTTTATATAACGACTTGATCGGACCGGAGACCATTTTTAGGGCCGATGGCAAGATTCAACTCGAAAGCAAAAAGGACATGAAGGGGCGGGGGCTTCCTTCCCCGGGCCGGGCGGATTGTCTGGCCATATCATTTGCCTTTAATGTCCAAAAGCTAAC